TGAACGGAACAATAGTATTTCAATGAAGATGGTGCTGAAGTTGGTACAGAAAAATATGTATATCCACCTGTTTGTGCAATAGTTCCAAATGTAGAAACTCCAGTTGTAAATGCACTATCATCAGATTGTCTTATAAGTAATGGATGTCCTTGATTCGATATATCACTTTGATCAAAAATATAATTATGACCTCTTGTTAATGTTAATGCTGGTTTTTGTGAACCATTGATTGCAAAAACATTAGCATTTTCTGAATCTTGAACCACAGTTACTATGTAGGTTGTAGTTCCCACATTTCCAAAGTTATCAGAATCAAGAAACATTGCAAAAGTTCTTTTTCTTGTAACCTTTGCATTTAACAAATCATTACCAGCAGTTATTTTATTAACATCAATTAAAATAGAAGAAATTGTTGATAATAAATTACTTATTCTTAATGTTGGTCTTGCTAAAGAATCATTTTTACCACTTTTATAGTCAAAACCCTCCGCTTCTATTGGCATAGGAGTGTAAACTTGACTATTAAAAATAACTGATTGATTTAATCTCGAATTTGTTCCGGCGTGCCATCTATACGTTGTTATTACATTATCTGGATTACCTGTAGCGTAATGTAGCCCTTCAACCAGTTCAAGCTCAAATAATTCGATTATTGAACTAGGAGCTAGTTTTTGTGCTTCTGCAATATAAGAATCAGTCATGTTTCAAATACTTCACGAAAAACTAGTTCAATATCATGTACGTTATGAGAAAGAAAAGTTACCTTTGGATTTTCACAAGTCCACTTTCCTGTAAGTCCAAGAGGTGGTGTCCAATTAAATGAACTTGCACCATTATTACCTCCTGTTGCGGATGCAAGAAAATTAAGAATATTATTTGTATCTGTCGTTGACCTACTTTTAAATGGCAAAGTAAAAGTTCTTCTCGAAGGATTTACTCCTTTCGATAATCTTTGCTCATAACCATCTCCCAATCCTACTTTAAAAATATTATTTTCTATAGACAAAGAAGGCTGATAACTAGGAGATACATCAGAACCTACAGTAGTGTTGTCAAAAGTAGCCATTAGCTATAAAGAATACCGCCGGGTCTTTTTTGTTTTATTAGTTCTGCTTCTATAGCAGTACCTATTAATTTACCAAGCTGATTTGCTTTCATTGTATTACCTTCTGCATTAGTACCGCCAGCATTGACACTCACATTTACAACTGCACCTCCACCTCCTCCTGTTGCCTCAACACCTAACTTACCTTGCTTTGTACGTCTAAGCGGCATTATAGCTTCTGGATAACCGGCTTCAGCCATCAAACCGACTCCACCATTGGCAAAAGGAAATAATGTTGGCTTTCGGACAATTGTGCCACCTTTAGCAAATGGTACTATTCCATTTTTGCCATAAACATTACCCATAGCATTTTTAGATCCGAATACACTAGTTGGATTGCTTGGTATCCCTGTTCCAAATGTATCATCAGGAACTACTGCTTGTACTGGATTAAAAAATCTTCCTATAGTATTAAGTAATAATGATCTTATATATATTCTTGTAATATCAGCAATTATTGATCTTGCAAAATCAGCAAAATTCAACTTACCTGTCATTACAAAATTCACAAGTGCATCTTCCATTCTCTTAAATGCATTTTCAGTAGCAGATTTTATTTGTGCGTTAAAATCTTTTATTGATTCGGCATAACTAGCTATTCCATCTCTAATAGAACTAAATACATTTATACTTGTATTTTTTAAATTATTTAAACTGCCCTCTGTTTCCTCAATATTCTTTTTACTATCCTTATTTAAACCACCAGTTATGTCTGTTTCTGATGGATCAAAAATATTATATAAAGCTTGAAAATCTTTTTTAGCGTTTTCAGCGGTATCTTCAATACCTTTTTGCACAACTTCAAAAGCTTTTTTAAATTCAAGCTGTGATATGTGATATAAAATTTTTGCCATGTCAACTAAAGATCTAGTTAAAAATCTTATAGAAGCCATAGTTGCAAACGCTGCTGCGCCTACAACTTTAAATGTTACTGATATTGCTGTCATTGCACCTTCAGATTCAGCTAAACCCTCAACAATATCATTGAATGCCGTTTGAAAAGCAGCACCTATTGGAATAATTGTTTTACCGACAGCATCTTTTAATTCTGACATAGCTGTTTGTAATCTATCTCCAGCAGCTTCAGGACTTTTTGCAAGAATTTTTGCATTTTCTCCATAAGTGTTAAACAAGGTTGAAGCAAACTTCATGAAATCATCAAGCGTTACTTTTCCTTGTTCTAATGCCTTATCTAATTCTGCTGGTGTTTTATCCATAGAATCAGCAAACAATGTAAATGCGCCGGGTAATCTTTCGCCCAATTGTTGTCTCAATTCTTCCGCAGACACCTTGCCTTTTGAAAATACCTGTGCAGTCGCTCTCATCGCTGCTTTCATATCTTCTAAATTTCCACCAGTACCTCTAATACCAGCAGCTATTGCCTCAAATGCTTTTTTTGCGTCATCAACAGAATAACCAGCACCAACTACAGATGCTGTTAAAGAAGTAAATTGTCTAGTAATAATATCTTGAGGTATAGCTAAATCTTTTGATGTTTGTTTTAGAAATTGCTGTGCTTTATTGTATTCATTTGTATCTCCAATAACTAGTCTTAATGCTTTACGTTGTAATCCTAAAGCAGCGGAATATTCCGCTAGACCAGCAATTTGTTGTCTAACCATTCCTACTTGTGCGCCAACAGCCGCACCTACCGCTGCCCCTGCTGGATTACCACCAGATAATGCTAAACCAATACCACCACCAATAGCTCCTTCAATTCCTCCAAAAATACCACCAGCAGCTATAGCTCCAGCGCCTTTTGCAAATCCTTTTAATTTACCTTTGAATCCTCCAGATGTTGCAGTAGCTGATTTCATTCTTGCATCTAATGCAGCAATATCAGCAGTTAACTGTTTGAATTCAGCACCAGCAACGTCTGCCATATCTCTAAGACCTAATAACGCATTTTTTTGCGCCCTCATAGATGAAATACTATTTACGTTTGCTGATTTTAAAGAATTTATTTCTGTTCGTAATTTTTTTATACCTGAATCACTTAAATTTTTAAAAGTTTTTTCAACTTGCCTTGCTTCTCTTGTAATTCTTTTAAATGCATTACCAACATCGCTTTCTCCTTCTGCTCTAAACTTTAAAAGGATATCACTTACAGTACCAGCCATTATTTTTTGCTCTCTTTATTTAATTCTGGCAAAGCGTAACTTTCCATGATTTGCAGTTCTTCTAGAATTTTAGTCCTATCTTTAATATTGTAAAGGTCAAACAATCCTCCTTGCATTAAGAATATCTCATATTTTAACCCAACGAAACCTCCAGCAGATGTTTGCCATTGTGTTTGTGCCTTAATAAACATTTCTACAGCATCCCAATTATCATCGTAAACTTCAAATACTTCTTCTTTTTTCTCTTCTTTTTTAGGCAATTCTATTCCAAATGCTTTTGCGTCATTGGTGGTTTCGTCAATAACATTGCCTACACCTAACCAATACAGAACTGCCTCTTTTAGTTTTTTACTTTTTCTCCTGTTAAAGATGCGGTATAAGCAGTAGATACAGCTTTTATCCAATCTGTATCATCCATAAATTCTTTTAAATTTTTATCATTAAAAACAATATCTTCTCCATCTTCTTCTTTCATATTTTCCCAACCTACAAGCATAAGCTTAAGCATTTGAAATTCAGATTTATTTTCTGTTGCTTTTTCATATTCACTTATTTTTAATCTTCTAAAAATACCAATAAACTCACTTTCATCATATACGCCAGCATCAGTTTCGCTTGGTTCACGAACGATTACAGGCCATTTAAAAGTTTTTTTCTTTTTTCTTATAAAAGTCATAAAGTGTAGAAATAAATATACTTCTACACTCTAGCTTTAATATTTTAAAAAGTTAAGTATAAATTAAACTAAATTCATCTCCTTCTGCTGCCGTAGAAGAAGTACTTGGTACAAGAGTGTAAGGAATATCGAGCATTACCACTCCTTGCATTTCGCTGTAAGCTACATCTCCAATATCGACTCTAGAAGAAATAAATTGAACTTTATTACCAGCAGTTGTTCCATGTAGGAATTGTAAGTTACCTAATGAACCTTCTGCTATTGAAGCAGCAAAAAAGTCTTTAGTGCTTAATGCAACAGCTTCTATTGATAAACTTCCAGTTGCTGCTCTATCAGTAATCAAAACTTCTTTTGCCGTAGAAGCTCCTACTAATTCTCTATATTCAACAGTATTGCCTAAATCCATTGAAAAGCTATTTAATGAGCCAGCATGACTTAATATTTGGAATCCAGTAGTATTTCCATTTTTAAATATTAAAGGAGATGCCTGATCTCCATAGGTAACACTTGGTAGAGCAGAATCTGTTGGAGCTATATATTCTCCAGTAAATGTAAAATCAATTCTTGGAATCGAGCCTACCTCGCAGTTGAGAGCAAAAGTTCCGCGACAATTTATTGCCTTATGAAGCAGACCATCTACGTTGTAGTGGATAGTAACTGTCTCAATTCCTGTAGACATTGGTTTGTAAGTAACCGAAGTACCAGAGGCGATGGTTTCTTTCATTCCACACGCTTCTAAGGCTTTTGAATATCTAGGCGCTGTCCCGGCTGCGCCAGATCCAGCCATTTCTACAGAAAATGTACATTCAACCTTAGTGTTTGCTAATAATTGCTCACTAGCACCAAAATAAGGTCTAACAACATCTCTATTTACTACATCACTTGATTGTGGTGTGATACTTAAATCAATAACTTGAACCGCATCAGTTGCTCCGACAGTTGCTTCGGCAGTACCAGATTCAGTTTCAATAAGAATGACTCGTTTTCGTTGC